ACGGTCAGCGCTGTGGGCGCACCGGGGGTGACCCGTGGCGAGCAGACCAGGCTGTTACCGGCCACCGGCACATTGGTCACGAAATCAACGTCGGGGCATGTGTCGAGCACCGCTGTCGGGCCTGCAAGCCCTTCCGGGGCTGCGATGTTGAACGTGTACACCGGGTTGGACACGGTACCGTCGACTTTGATCCACGAGTCGGTGCCGCCCGGTCCCCCGGCGTTCCCGGTTGCCTGCAACACAATGTGCGGGGTGATCAGCGGGTAAGGCCCCGGTGGGCCGGGGGTGCCGATAGGGAACTGCCGGAAGCCTATCTGTGTGCCGTACCACACGTACATGGTGCAGGCCACCGCGTTGCCGTTGTTGTCGAAAACGACGAAGACCCAGTATTTTCCGAGATCTGTGGTGTTGCCAAGGTTCGACGGGAGCTGACTCGGTGAGGTCAGTGTGCTGTTCTGGAAGCGCAGCGCGAACGACGGCTGACCCGGATTACCCTGTATCCCTTGCAGCACCGGCACGGTCAGCAACGCCTGAGACTGGAACGCCTGAAGGGTGGACCCGAACATGTTGGGATTGTTGACATCTGTGACGATGCCCATCATGATCAGATTGACCAGGGCGGTACCTATCGGTATCGTGTCGCCCAGTTGCAGCGAGGTAATGGTTTCCGGGTTGGTCATTCCTCTTTCACCTCAATATGATCCACGTAGTTCACTTTCGCGTGTCCCACCGACCACTGCTCCGGTTGCTCCACTTGTTCCTTCATGTGTTCGGGCACATGGGATTCCGCGATTTTCCATTCCGTGGCGTTGATCACTTCCTGCCACAGGCGGCGTGCCACCGACTGGGTTTCCAGCATGAGTGGGTGTGCTTTCTGAAAAGTCCGCTGCCATTCCGCTAAGGCCCGCTGCTGCTCCGGGGACAGATCACCGCGAATCCGCTTGTATCTCTTACCCGTTGACTTTTTACTCATCTCGTCCTACGCAAATATCGTTTCCCCGCCAAGTATCGCGCCGATCAGCATGTAGGCACCTTGCGCGGCACGGATGACACGCCCCAGCGGGTCGGCCTTGTCTTTGTTCTCACCGACCGTCAGCGTCGTGGCCAGCGGTTTCCCTTTCTCCACAGCACTTTTGATGCCATAGATCTGGTCCACGTAGATCACGCCGTCGAACTCGAACCCGTTACGGTCGCCCAACCCGGTGTCGATGTTGATCGTCCACGTCAGTCCGTTGAGGACAACGGCTTGAAGCCCTTGGTACGCACGGGTTTTCCACAGGGCTGTTTGCAGGGTGAGGATGCTGGCCAGTGTGTACGCGACGGAGGAGCCCCGTTCGAAATACTCTTGGAAGTCGAGGTCTCCACCCCACAGCGCGGTTACGGGATTTGTCACCCTTTCCCAGGCGAGAACGCAATTGTCAAGCTGCCCTTGGTAAATCGAGTCCAAGCCCACCGTGGGTGTGAACTGCCAAGCGGTGTTGGCGGAAGCCCCGAACGGTCCCACATCAGTGCTACCGAAAGCCGGATTGATCAGATCGGACAACTGAGATAAACCGTACTTGATCGCAAAACTTATCGATTCATTTACCAATGCCGGCGAACGCCCCCCGGTCATCACCGTGCGCGGACTACCTTTATTCAGAACATGTTTCGCGTCGATGATCGCGGTGAACTGCCCCTCTTTCCAGATCACCTTCGGCGGTGCCGGCGCAACCCCCAGAATAGATTCCGCGATAGGGAAGTTGGAGCCCTGCAAGTCAACGACAGGCTCGCCGTCCAGGGTCAGCCCGGTCTCGGAGTTGATCAGCACCGAGGAGATCAGGTCGTCCAACGTTGCCCCGATCAGGCTGAGCAGACCATCCAAAGCTGTTCCGGTAGGCCCTGTTACGCCGCTCTTGTCCTCGAACGAGAAAACGACGCAGTTACGGCTGGGCCGCAGAACGGATTCCACATCCGTCTGCAAACCTGTTGCTACATCAGGGGTTGTCCCCAGCAGCGTGGCGATCAGATCACCGACCGGCCCGATAGCCGACTGCACCAGACTGACCAGCTCCGTGTGCGGCGAATCGACATCTTCGTTGGCCAAAAACGTATATGCCCTCATCATAACGCCTGCATCTTTTAGGATATCCTGCGTGGCGTCGTGCCATGTCGTCCAGGTGGCCCCCAACACGGTCCAGCGGCTGCCGTCGGTAATCGTGTTCACGAACGCGCACTGAATAGGCCAGTCCAGCGGATTGACCTGTAGAAGTGCGTCTGCCGTAAGGGGATTCAGCCAACTCAGCGGATTAGCGATGTTCGTGATGAACGACAGCCCCGGCAGGAACAGCCTGGCCAGGTTGATCATGCCGCTGATGAACAGCACACTGCGGGTTGGCCCGGGCAGAATCCACATGCGGGGAAGCTGGAACTCCGGTGGGAAGATCGGATTCGCGCCGTACAACAGTCGTTTCGCATGCTCCCGATTTGAAACCGCTTGTATCTCAACGATACTCGTGCCGTCTTCTTTGCGCTCGATGTTGATGGTGTGTATCTTGCCGCCCCAGCGCCAGCGCCACGACGTGTTCTCGGGAAACGGGTCAATAATCAGATGCAAGTCTTCCTCTACCGCAGTGAGGTTGACCATGTAGTCGACCAGCCAGTTTTCCCAGTGCACAACGTATTTCGCGTTGCCGGTCTCCTGCATCAACTCCTCGTAATCCATCGCCAGTTCACCGGTAAGCTCACCGACGATGTTCAAGTCCCTGTCCGCCAGGCGGAACAGCGGACGCACGAAAGCGGACCGCTCGATGATCGAACGCTTGTTCATCAGATAGTTGATGGCCGACGCAGGATGTAATGTGCCATCGGCTATCCCGTTAATGCCGTTCGGTGCGAACAATTGCTGCCCGGTCGCGGTCAACCAGATGTTCTCAAACGTGGTCAGCAGGTTCGACCCGAGACTGTCTATCGGGTTGATCGGCTGGCCGAAAAGCTGTTCGGTGGGCAGACTCATCAACGGCCCCGCTTGTAACGCTGCGGCAAAGAGGCCACGATCTGCGCGTTCGGGTTGTTGTGCATAACATGCAGGTGCACAACGGATTTGGGCGCGATGGTGTTGATGAATCTGACGTAGCCGCGCAGCCACCACGCCTCACTGGCGTCGGTTGTCGAACCGGTCAGGAAGAAATTCAGGATACCGCTGGCGCTGATCGTGTTGAAAAATCCCTGGTCGAACGGGTCGTTCTGCGCGACAAGGGTTTTGTGCAGCGGGTCGGTGTCGCACAAGCCCTGGCCGTCCGTGGCGAGTAGTGGTGGCAGTGTCACCATGCGGTCAGAGTTGTTGTCCTGCACAATGGCGGTACCCGCACCGTTAATCAGGTAGCGGACACTGCTGGCCAGTTCGGCACGGTTGGGCATGGCGATGACACCGTGATAGAACCCGTTCTTGTCGGCGGGGCCAGCCGCATTCGCCAACCATGCGTTCGAAATGAGTGCCGGTTTACTGTAATTGGGCAACGGGGCTATCCATTCTATGTCCCAGATGGCACCGTTGTTGTCGAAAGCCACCGGGTCACGCTTCTGTGCTGTGGTGACCGTCTTTTCGGGGTACACCTGTAGCCAGCGCCAGCCCGAGAACCTGGTGAACTGGCCGAACCAGCCGCCGTTAACCTCGTCTTGCCCTGCCCACCAACGGTCTTCGCACATCCTGTACGTGATGTTGTTCATGCTGGGTCCGCCGATGAACACCCGGAAGTTGATTTTGTGGCACATGTAGTTCTGCCGCTGGATGATCGAACCCCACATCCACGCACTCTCGACGGTGACCTGTTCGAAAGGCAGATGCTGTTCGCCTTGCAGATTCTCGTAGAAGTAGACACCTTCCTGACCCGCGTGCGGCCCGTTCAGGTGAAAGATGTTGCCCTGGAAATCGATGAACACCATGACGGTTTCCATCGCCTGCAAAATATAGGGAACATCTTCGATGGTCTGATAGGTGGAAACAACCTGCGGGGTCAGATAAGTGGCTGCCGGGATGATCGCCGGCATACTCGGGATGCGGAAGGCCTGCGTCATGCCGGTTGCATTCCCGGCTGGAACTGCTGACGGTTGTAACTGTTCTTGATCGGATGCAGATCAGCAGCCTTGAACTCAGGGCCGGTGTGCTGAATGTTGATCGACTGGTCGTAACTGACGAGATGCGGCCCACCGGGTTGCCCTCCCGGCTGCCCCGCGAAATTAGCGCCACGGGACACACCCAGGTCACTCGGCCCACCCGCAAAACCTGGCGGCGCACCACCCTGAAGTTTCCCCGGATGCAACCCGCTCAACCCCCAATTGAGCAGTCCCATACCTATTTTGGTGGTCCCCCAGTCCAGGGGTGACTTGCCGCCGAACACATCCGGCAGACCTATCGAGGAGAGAAGGCCTTTCAGCAACCCCCCGCCGAACTGCTCAGCCGCGCTGTAACCACCCCCGCCAGCGCCGCCGCCTTTTCCACTCGGATCGTTCTCCTTATCGGTAGCGATCCGCAGATCGTCTTGGGCATCGCCTAGCTTCTCTTTGTCGCGTATCAACTTTCTAGACCCTGCGGCTTCGGCACGTTGCGCATCGGTCAGATCCTTTTGGGCGGCTACAGCTTCCGCCGAACCAGGTGCCGCATGCATCAAGGCCTCTTCGGCATCAGTAACCGCCTTGCCGAGAACCTTCAGATTGTCTGTGTCATCTCTGATTGCAGTAGTCCAGTCCTCGACAGCCTCTCTGGCATCGCGCAGCCCCCTATCTTCCCGCACCTGAGTTTCATCCTGCTTGTACGGATCAGGAGACTTTGGAGGTTTCGGGAAACCACCACCGCCACCGCCACCGCCGTGAGGTGATAAAGGAAAGTCGAAACTAGACAGGTTCACGCCGCCGCCACGGCTTGCGGGTGGCCCTGAGCCCGTACCGGCGACGATGCCACGTCCCGCTGTCGCCTGGAAAGCATCAGCCGCCGTGACGGTATACTTTGTACCCCTGGCAGTATCGGACACATTGATGGTGCCGTCAGCGTTGTAGCCCGTTACGGCGATGAAATGTCCTTCCCCGAAATTGCGTCCAGCTAGTGAACTTCCGGGGGCCACGTTCAGTATCGAGCCCGTGCCGTTGTCAATCGACGCCTTGATGGCGTTGAACATGGCCTGCTGGCTTCCGCCAGAACCCTGCATGGCCTTGAACCCGCCGCCTGGGGCCAGTTTGTTCATCCCGGCAGCCTGGGATTCGATGGTGCCACCTGGGGCTATAACGCTTTCCAGTTGGTCCTCACTCATGTTGACACCGGAGTGGGACAAGATAATCCGGGCCGAAGCGTCGATACAGTCGTTTGCGTACTTTTGTACCGAAATAGGAATGGTGGACAGGTTCAAACCACCGCCAGAAATACCGGACGTGGATGCGAGGGCCGGTGGGCCACCTGACGCTGCTGCCGGTGCTGATGCTCCCGAGTATGTCCAACCGGGATGTCCGGGCGCGTGAAGAGAATCCGAAGTCGCACCGGGGCCGGGCACCCACGAACCACCTCCGGGGTTGGGGACCGGTGCTGGCGAGGCTGGCGCGTTTCCCTGTGTCCAATGCCAGGGGGCTTTCCCAGGCCCACCACTAGGTGGTGCCGCTGGCGCTGGCGGTGCCGGTGAACCGGATGCTCCTGGTGCCGTACCTCTTGGGGTACTTGTAGTTACGCCAGGTACCTTCCCCTGGGTTACCGTTTCCCAAGCACCTAAGCCTTGCGGCGGCACACCGTGATAGCCAGTGAATGCAGTACGATCCGCTACAATGATTTGCTGCTCGCGGGAAGCATGATCTGGACGATCAGCAAACTCGCGACCACCGAACATATCCCAAGTCGCTTGTTTAAACTGCAATCCACCATAGACAGGATCGGCATAGCCACCGCTATTCGGATCATCCCATCTACCACTAGACTCAGCTTGTGCAACAGCGTCCCAATTAAAACCACTTAGCTTTGATCCACCCGGTGCCGGCGCTGCCGGTGCCGGTGCCCCTGGCGGCGCGGGTGCTGCCGGTGCCCCCTGCCATGTGCCACCGCCGTGCTTGTGTGCATCCGGTACCCATGTCTGCCCCTGATGGAGCGGCGGCGGTGCGCCGGGTGCAGCAGGCGGTGGCGCGGGCGGTGCTGCGTTGGATGTACCTGTCCAATCTGGCGGTGGCGCACCGAAAAGATAGCCCAAACCCGGCACCTTAATGTGGGGAAAATCATGCAAGAGCTTGTCGAGCCCGCTGTACGCATGACCCAGTTTGTCGACCATCCAGGTAAGCTCTGGCCTGATGCCACTTTTGAGGGTGTTGTACACCTTCGTCCACGCATTGGTCAGCGACTCGGTTGCCTTGGTGAGGTCATCGATGTCCTTGCCCTGCTGTTTAAGCTCGTTAGAGTTTTTGTCGCGGGCTTCCACATATTTTGCTGCGGCAGCAGTCGCCAATGGCCAGTTGCGCAGACCATATACCAGAAACGATTCCTGCTGGGCATCCGCTTCCCGCCCGGAATTTCCCAGGTCGGTGATGATCTTGTTCTCGTCGGTGATGAACTGGCCGAGATCACGGTGCAGACCAAGTTTCTGGTTGAGTTGAATGTTCTCTTTCTCTGCACGAGCAAGCATTTGAGGACCGGCAGGCCCACCAAGCCCCATACTTTCCATTGCGGACATCATGTAACCGGCCTGCTGCGCGCTCAGCCCAAGTTCACGCAACGCCGGACCAGCCTCCGCGACATCATTGATGACTTTGCCGAGGCTGACACCGAATTCACGTGACGACCGCACCAGCGATGCCAGCGTGTTGTCGACCTGATTATTGACGACACCGAATTGCAGCATCGCACCCGCCAAGTTTGACACATTCAGATCGCCGAACCGGTCCCGCATCTCCTCGACATGCCTTGTCACAGTGCTAAGTTCGTCACCGGTCAGATGTAACCGCTGCGACAGGGTAGCGAAATCCGAGCCGAGATTCTTTGTCGACGTATCTATCGTCCCAACAAGGTTGTCAGCCTGGTCCTTCAATTTCTCCAACTGCGGGCCGGTCGCGGTGGTCATCAGCGTGACCTGGCGGTTGATACCTTCGAATTCCAAGCCGACATCGAGGAGGGCCTTACCCAACTTCTCGGCACCAACCACGGCGGCGGCGAAACCCGCTACCACACCCAGCTTTTCGAGGTTGAGCCCGCCCATCATGCCGGTCAGTTGTGAGCCGATGCCGCTGCGCTGGAATCCCTGCAACAGGCCTGTACCCATTTTCTGACCAAGAGTCAGGGACTCCGCTTCGGCTTTGGCTGCCGCCGCCTTAATGGTGATGTTGAACGTGTTACCCCATGCCGTACCGGCTATCGCACCGGCCTCTGCGCCGACCTTTGGCATCTGCTCAAGCAGTTTGCTGGTTTCCGCCATGATCGGAACGTACAGCGCCGAAAGGTTGACAATGTTTTCGTCAGCCATCAGAACCTACCCCGGACAGCAAAAAGCAAGCCTACTACCGTCATCGGGTAATAGGCTTGATATGTTTTCATTCTTTGCCTTTGCCTAACCGGGCCAGCAACTCGATTCGCTTCTGGTCACGCAAGGTCCGCAGTTCGTCAACCGGCATAGCGTCCAGGGTGAACGAGTTTTTGCGACCGGGGGGATGCCAATCGGCAAGTCCCGCAAGCTCATCCACCTTGGCCACTGTTGGCGCTGAATACTCCCCTGAATTAGAGGTGATTCCCGCCAGTATTTGATCGGTCTGCGAATAGGTGCCATTACGTGTTTCAGCGTGATAGACGGCGCTGCCCGGTGGGCTGCCCCAGACTATCGAATTAAGTTTCCACAACGTGAGTCTCGTCGTTCCGAGATCCTCGAAGCCGTTGAAACCGAGTGAGATCAGATCGCGCTCGACCGCGTGACGATGCTCCCCACAGATACGGACGAGCGTTACGATTCCCCCAGCTTCGCCGACCCTCCGCTGAGCGCTTCGAACCATTGGCTGAACAATTCCATGTACTCGACAGGATTGTCCCGCTGCAACTCGACAGCTTTGCGCTGTATCTCTCGTGGGATCTTGGCCCTTTTCATCCAC